GTGAAAATCAGAATCAACGGAGAGTGGAAGAACTATCCCGTTTCCATAGAAGCAGTAACGGGAAATCGGTGGTATATCCGCTGTGAGCAATTACAGCGTGATTGGTCACTGTTGCTCATGGAATGGGTACAGGAAATATATATCACGTACAACTATGAGTATGAGCGCCCCGTAATTGTGGGGCGATATGACGTTGACGGTATCCCTGGGGGAGACATATTGTTTTTTGCTTGAAACCGGGGCGGCGGGAGATTCATAGAGTAGTAATCATAACACGGAAAACATGACTGGAAGATAATATATTTCCCGCCGCTCTGGTTTGTCTCACGGGAAATTTGGAGGAAAGACCATGACATACGAAAGCAATCACAACACCCCCGCCGCCAGATGCTTGACCTTGCAGCAGTTGACAATATGTCAGCACATAGGGGCGGGAATGTCACCCGCTGAGATTGCGGAGAAGTTGAGTACACCAGAAAAAGCAATTACTATCCAATTGCGGCGGCTTGGGTTGTACTCCCCGTTGGGTGGAGAAATGGATGTTTACCCCCTTTGGTGGTAATGCGAGGGGCAATTAAACAGAGGTTTGATTTAAAACCCCCCGTAAATGCCATTTAAACGCCCTCTGAGCGATTTTTATTATATGCCTTGACTTATCCCCCACGGCCTGTTATAATGCGAACATACGTTCTACCCGCCCTTTCATTCATATAAGAACGGCAATCTCTTATGTGAGTCCCTTTCTTTCGGGTAGGACGTATTTTTTCTTTTGTATGGGGTAAATACAACGACATGGAGCAGAGAGAACACACAAGAACGGCGGGAAGTGTAAACCACCCCCGGTACATCAACAACAAACGATAGGGGCATATCCCACGATACCCGCCGCCATTGTTCACGCTTTGGCGGCTTTTTCTTTCTGCCAGCAGTACCAATTTTAACGTTAAACGAAAAAGTATTAAAACCGCTTGACATTGACCGTTGAACTGTGTATTATGGCAGTATCAATTTTAACGATGGTCATATTTCATACAAAGGAGATTGCCATGGAATACGGATATTGCAGAATCAGCACGGCGAAACAGTCTATCGAGCGTCAGATACGCAACATCAAAAGCAACTACCCCGATGCACTCATTATCGAGGAAGTTTTCACCCGTACCAGTTTGAACCGTAAGGAGTGGCAGAAGCTATTCAGCAAGGCAACAGCAGGAGACACGATTATTTTTGACAGCGTTTCCCGCATGAGTGGTAACGCAGAAGAGGGATTCACCGCATACGAAGAACTGTATAACAGAGGGGTCAATCTCGTATTTCTGAAAGAGCCGCATATCAACACAAGCACATATCAAAAAGCATTGGAAAACAATGTGCAGCTAACGGGCAGCAGCGTAGACTATATTCTGGACGGTATCAACAAGTATCTCATGGCATTGGCAAAAGAGCAGATTCGCCTTGCTTTTGAGCAGAGCGAGAAAGAAGTAGAAGACCTACACCAACGCACAAGAGAGGGTATCGAAACCGCCCGATTGAACGGTAAGCAGATAGGCCAGAAGCAAGGGGCGAAGCTGACCACTAAGAAAAGCATTGCCGCAAAAGAAGTAATCTTGAAGCATTCCAGAGACTTCCACGGCACGTTGACCGATGATGAAGTTATGAAGCTTGCGGAACTGTCCCGGAATACCTACTACAAGTACAAGAGAGAGATCAAGTCAGAAGAAGTGGGGGATTAAGATGAAGCACGGAGTCAGAGATTGTTATCTGCCTGATAAAAATAATGCAAACAATTATGTCCTCGACACCTCCGCCATCAATAAACTCGCAGAAAGGCCGGAAGATTTGGATATTGTTGTACTTGGCAAAGAAGAACTGGGCTATTCCTATTTCTGCAGTATAATCCAGATTCAAGAAATACAGGGTATGAAAAGTGACGGTACATTCTGGAATATGTCTCAGCAAATGCAACAAAAGGCCACTAAGATGCTGAATATTATCGAAACCTTACCAATATTAAGAATTCCCCATATGGCGGCGCTGCGGCCAAATACTTGGATATTAGATGGAACCTGTCATCTTTTGGAAGACTCTGGGAAACTACACGATGTATTTTGCAATGTCTTTTCCAACAAACGTGATAATTTAGAAGATGCTATTATCATAGAGTCGGCAATGCGTTTCGAATGCATCGTTGTTTCAAATGACAGAGCCATGTGCGAAAACACAAATGCAGTTTATCCAGGCTGTGCGATATGGTACAAGAAGTTCATAGAAGAAATTAAAGAAAAGCTGTTGCATAATCATTGAGCGGGGCATTTGTCCCCGCTTTTTTTGTCTTCCGCCGCCATTCGTCCCCGTACTCGATGAAACCCCATACAGACAGTAAGGGAAAAGGAGCAGAACAGGCCGAAAGTTCTTAGAGGTTGTACGGGGTCGGGGTCGAAAAGCTTTTATACAAGGGGGCCAGAAAAGTATATGAAAAGGCGTGTGGATGGAAGTCTGCACGTCTCACTTTTTGTCTTTCATACTTTAGCGCTTTAAACAATTTTGGTCGCTTTTTGAGGTTTTTTAGAAATCGCTGTAAGCGTTGCGCTCCAACGGATACAGAGTTTTGGAAAAATATGACAAAAACAGCGCAAACCCAGTGATTGCAAGGGATACAGTCCTTTTTCTCATTTTTTAAATTATACCCTCTTAGGGAGAATGATAATTCTCCGAATGACTGACGAAAGGAGATACAACATGCGACAGACATATGTTTGCAAGCGGCCTCGCCTTTGCCGCTATCTAATGTCCCGTGGGTTTGCCCCATACCAGACCACGGAAGACCGCAGCAACCCCCGTTATACGGTGTGGCTGTTTGACCATACCCCGGATTTAGCCGAAGCTGTGCTTGATTATTTCAGCCAGCCAAAATGAAGAAAGGAAATCGAAGATTATGAGTAAATCAAGCAAAAACAGTTCAGAAGAATTTGACAGAAGCGTTTGTTTCACCTGTTTTTCTTCATGGGTCGAAGCAATTCGCAGCATCGCAGACACAGACCCACGGACAGCAATAACCGCCTTTCTTGTTTTATCTGATTTTTGCTTATACGGTATTGAGCCAGACCCGGAATGCAACCCGTGGGGATTTACATGGCCTGTTGTGGAACATGAAGCACGCAGAAGCATTAACAACCGCCGCCGTGGTTTTGGCTCTGAGGATGTGGAACAATCTGACGCTATCCGCACGTATTACGCAGACCACCCCTACGCAACGCAACGTGCTATTGCCGATGCTGTCGGCTGTTCCGTTGGCAAGGTAAACAAGGTTCTAAAATCAATCTCTCTCCCTACACCCTCTCTTGAGGGTTGTGATTCTGTTCATGGTAATGGTAGTGGTGATGATATTGGTCTTTCACTCCATCCAGAAGAACAAAACGAACACGAAATATTCGGCTCCCCTTTGCCATGTGATTTCCGCTGTTCTGACAGCATACCAGACGAACAACCAACATCAACCACAGCGGCGGAGGAATCCGCCGCTTTTACTTTTACGGAGGAAAAATAAATGAAAAAATATATTGCGCCATTGGCTAATGATGAATTTACCAAGTCATATCTGGATATTCCCGAACATTTGCGGGCAATTGGAAAAGGTTCTCATACGGTTTACAAACTAACCTCACCAGATGGCAAGGTGTATATCGGCCAGACAAGTTGCAACCTGCCCAGACGTTGCCAGAGGGGGAAGAATTACAAACGCAATCCAGAACTAACCGCAGATATTCAGCAATACGGATGGGATAATTTTACCCTTGAAATTCTGCGTGAAAATATAAGCGGGAGACATGCTGACATTATCGAGCGTCTTGCAATCGTGCATTACCATGCTCTATTTCCCGATGGCTACAATAAGGAACGTGGTGGAATCCGTGGACACAATAGTTTCCGCTCAAAACCTGTATTTCAAATTGACCCCAACACAGGCGAAATCATTGCATTGTGGGAATCACACAGTGCAGCACGCCGAACGCTCAAAATCAAGAGCGGCGACATTGGGAAAGCGGCAGCAGATAAAATCCCGTCTGCCGGGGGGTACATCTGGAAAAATGCAACTGTCGATGATGTTAAAGAATGGAACAGAAAGGAATCTGACCATGAGTAAGATACAGGATGTAAAAGAAACTGTCTATGAACACATCAGCGGCAGCGATACCGTGACCATTACCGCCGCTGAAAGATGGAGCATTACCATGATAAAAAATCTAAAAAAAAGATTCCCCGAACAGGTTGAGATTATCTGCGAGAATGCGGACGGCTCTTTGTTGGCGCATATTCCTCTTGACTGGATGCGGATTGTTCCCAAAAAGAAAACGAAAACCCCGAACGCCTAATTTTCAAAAAGTGGCGTACAGGGGGTCTTTTTTTACCCAAATTCGCACAAAAGATGGGGGCGGGTATGGGAACCCCGCCCCCCTATCAAAAAACGTTTCTGGGGTTCAAAAAGCGGCTCTGTACGCAGAAAAATGAAGAAAAAACAGTGGGGGTTCTGCCTCATACCGCAAGTATGAAGAAAAAATTATAGTGACAAAAAAGCGAAGTCGTGTTACCTTGATACTGGTAACAGGCTTCCGCACAGCTTATGGGAGGTTAAGCAAAAATGGAAATCAGCGGAAGCATACAAGAAAAAAAGGGACGCCTGTATTACTCATACAGATATACCGATGCGGCAGGAATTAGGCGGCAAGAACAAAAAGCCATGGGTCTTAAAGCGGACGCACCAGCAAAGAAGCAAAAAGAAAAGATTCGGGAAATTGAGCGGGAGGTAGAGCGCAGAGTAGAGAGCGGGTTGGTTATGAATCCCAAGAAAGTGCGCTTTATGGATTGGGTCGATAAGTGGCTGAACGAGTACAAGTCGAGGGAGATTGACAACAATACTCTGGACGGGTACAAAAGCTATATAGAGAACCATGTTCGCCCATTCTTCGGAAAGCGCAATGTAACCCTGCAGCAGGTAAACGGTGTGATGGTACAGGAATTTTACAATCACTTGATTAACGACAAGGGATTGTCGGTCAATTCTGTTAGGAAAATCCGTGCCGTTGTTCATGCACCGTTGGAGTGGGCTTTTTCGTTGGGTATTATCGTGGAGAATCCAGCGAAGCGTGCAAAACTACCACGTGAGAGAAACAAGAAAGGCAAGGCGGTTGCATATACCAGGGAGGAATTGCAAGAACTATTCATGCTGTCCAAGAACGAAGTTGTTTTTCCTGCGATTTATCTTGCGGCCTGTTTTGGATTGCGGAGAAGCGAAATCCTTGGCTTGACATGGGACAAGATAGACCTTTCCGCCCGTAAAATGCACATCTGCCAAGTTGTTGTATGCCAGAAGAAAATCGAATTAAAAGACAAGACAAAGACGGAGAGCAGCACCCGCACACTTCCCATTTCTGACGAAGCCGCAGAGTTTTTGTCTGCCTTGTGGAAAAAGCAAGCTTTGGAGAAAATGGAGTGTGAGAGCAACGGGAAAGCATACGATAACAACAACTTTGTTTGCAAACATCCTGACGGCAGACCATTGCAACCAACTTTCCTCTCGCATAAGTTTATGAAGATTATCAAGAGCAGCGAACTGAGATATAACACTTTCCACGGATTGCGGCATACTGCCATTACTTTGCTGATACACAACGGCGCAGACCCCAAAAGCGTGCAAGCGTTTGCGGGACATTCTGATATTGATACCACTTTGCGGATATATACCCATGCAAGCCAAGAACTACTATGTACGGCGGTGCAAGACCTCGGCTCAATGCTGAAATTTGCAACGTGAGTTCTAACAAAAGTTCTAACACTTCTGATTTATTTTACAAAATCTACGGAAAACACCCCTGTGTCAACGTTGGGCGCAAAACGTTGGGGCGCAATGATTTTCTTAGATTTAGTAAGCAAAAATAGCTAACCTAAATTCCGGCCAAAGCTGGCTGGGGGTCAAGGGGTCGTGAGTTCAAGTCTCGCCACTCGGACCAAAAGAGCCGAAATCATATGATTTCGGCTCTTTTTCTATACTTTTCTACATACTTCTGTTGTCCTAAAAAGGGGTCTACTACCAAACTACTACCAAAAGATTTACCCCACCGCAGGGGCCATTCCGGAGGCTTTCAGCCGGGCATCGAAGCCACCTCCACGGTAGACAAAAACCAGGGTGCGCACCTGCTCATGGGTGAGGTTGATTACGTCCTCATTTCCGTCCGGATCGCTGCCGTCACCCTGGATGATACCGGCATCCATCAGCTGCTGGATGATGGGCCGGAACTTCTCCGGGATGTCCTTCAGATACTTGTAGGTCACCACTTCCACCTCCTTCTCCACGGGGGTATCGAAGAGCATCTGCTCTGCTGCTCTGCGGCGCTCCAGGCCCAGCAGGGACTTACCACCGGCCATGGTATACTTGGCCATGGCGTCCCGGATCTGCTGCAAGGAACGGCCGGCGCACAGCTTGCGCAGGTTAGCCACGCCGCAGTTAAAGGCAAAGGAAATCAGCGCGTCCCGCTGGTTGGCGTTCAGCTGGGCCGTGAGGGGCACATAGGCAGGGTTGTCCACCGCGTTGGCAAAGCGCTGGCAGTCCGCCACCAACATGGCGTCCGCCTGCTCCTGGGTGATGCGCTGGCCCTGGCGCACATCTGGGCCGTAGTGGCCCCAGCCGATGGTCCAGTGCGGCTCCGTGGGCACGGGCTTGTACGCTTCCAGCCGGCAGCCCTCCCACTTCTTGATGAGCGCCAGGCCGGCCTCGCCGATGGGCTTACTCATGGCCGCCACCGGCCAGTCCCTTCATGTGCTTGATGAGATCTTCGTACAGGCCGTCGTAGCCGTTCATAGCCACATAGGCCACCACAAGGCCGGTGACAGCGCCGCCGGCGTACCAGTACCAGGTGGACTGCACACTGAAGATCTGCAGATACGCAGCCGTGGCCAGCAGCGTGAGGATCACCGCCACAGCGGGAGCCACCAGGCTTGCATGGTCCGCAAAGGTCTGGCACAGGCCCTTGATGACGTTGGTGAGCATGTTGGTCAGCACCACCAGCAGAGGCAGCACCATGATGATCGTGACAATGTTCATGGGAACACTCCTTTCATAAATCCCCGTGGTCGGATTCCGACCACATGGCGGCGTCGTATACGATGCCGCCTTTTGTATTTTCCGCCTTGGCCTTGTTGTAATAGGCCGACAGCACCACGCCGGTGACGGCCTGCAGCGCTCCGATCAGCGTGGTGAGATAGGGCAGGCTGCCGGAATACTGCAGCCGGATGGAAATGTAGCATAAATACAGCACGATGTATGTACAGGTTCCATCCACCACCAGCACGCCCAGGGCGATGAGTTTGGAGGCGGAGAGACGCTTCTTGCTGCCCCGCTCCGGCACCGGGGCCGGTTTCTGCCGTTTTCCGGTCAGCGTAATCCCGATGCTCCGTCCGGCCAGAAAAGCCGCCAGAGGCGCCAGAATCGCCAAAATGATACAAGCTGCCGTCATAGCTCAACCTCCCCGGTTTTCATCCTGATGTTCTGCCAGGAGCATCCGCTCGAAGTCTTTCTGCTCCTCCTCCACCTCGTTGTACGCGGTGAAGGCTTTCTCCAGATCGCCGTTGGCGTGCTCCACGCCCTTGACCACGGCATCATGGAGCCAGAAGAACAGTCTGCCGGCAGCACGCCTGCGCTGAAACTCCAGCTCGTCCGCTTTGCGCCGCTCCTGCCGGCGCTTGGCGGCCAGCGCCTCACTCTGCTTCCGCTTGGCATCCAGATACCGCTGCAGGTACCCGATGCCGAAGGCGGTAATCAGACCGGAGATCAGAGCGCTGACAGCTGCCTCCTTGATCAGATCCGCAATCAATCCTCATCCTCCTCCACAAAGGGGTTGCCGATCAGCTGGTCGAAGATCCAGAACATCAGCTTCTTCATTCTTCCACCCCCGTAATCCCGTATTTCTCCAGAATAGGGCCGCAGGTGGCATCCTTCAGCAGATTCTTCACCTGTCCGGGCGGGAGAGCGTTCAGCAGTGTCATAAGGTCGCCTGCCTTTTCCGCGTCTGCCGCCCGCTGGCGGTTAAACTGATAAATACGCTGTCGCAGTTCAGGCTTCATCCGTGGCCACCTCCGTGTCTTCCGTGGCCCCGGAGAGGATCAGTTCCAGCGCCTCGCTCAGTTCGGCAGCCGACGCTTCAGCTGCATCCAGCCGTGCGGCGAGAGTTGCCTCGCTGTTGTACTGGTCGCCGATCCACTTGCCGGGAGGAAGTTCCTTGCCGCCCCAGGCGGCAGGACTATCACCCTCCGGGATCACGATCACATTGACGATGATGTTGTTTTCAACAATGGCACAGTTCATTGTTACACCGCCTTTCTGAAGGCTACGAAGCCATCGCCGCCCTTGCCGGAGTAGAATTTATCGCCCCAGGACGGATTCTGTCCAAAGCTGGTAAGGGCACCGGAACCGCCGCTGTTGGTGGCAGGTTTCGAGTTACGTCCATTGGAACCCAAGCTGTTAAGGCCCACACCCGCTGTTCCATGCGGGCTGCCTTCAGCGCCGCTGTAATTAGACCCACCGCCACCTATTGCGCAAGCGCCGCCACCACCGCCGCCGTATTTGCTCTGCGTGGAATCCCCAAAGAGAGGTAGTCCTTCACCACCATTGTTGGTATTGACCTCCGGGTCGTAATTCCTCACTGTTCCAGAACCACCACGGGAGCCGCCAAAGGTATTTGCGGATGTAGCCGAGTTCCCCGTAAATCCGCCACGTCCGCCGCTGGCCGCATAGGTCACGCCGTCGATCACGATTTTACTTTCTCCCCCGTTTCGTCCGGGATAACAAAAACACGATTACCCTTGACGGTACAGCGCAAACGTTGACTGCACAGACCTACAACAGCAAGGTTTCTTTGTATATCTGCTCAGTCCATACCCCTGTCGTGGCTGATACGCATTACTTGCAAGGCAAGATTTATTCCTGCCAGATCTACGACAACGGCGTGCCGGTGCGGTGCTTTGTACCCTGCATCAATCCCTCCGGCGAGGTGGGACTGTATGACGCTATCTTCCATAAGTTCTCCGGCAACGCCGGTACCGGCAGTTTTACCGGAGAGGAATTCCCGGAGGCAACTCTGCCGGACGGGTACCAGAGAGTGGAGTATATCGAGAGTACGGGTACACAGTATGTGGATACGAGGTTTGCCCCGAATCAGGACAGCAAACTTGAGATTATGTTCCAGACAGCACAGACCGATTCGGGTGGTATCGCTGTGTGTGATACGGCTTGGAAGTCTAATTGCTTCGGTATTTGGTGCAATGCCGCAGGATATGGAAACGATGCCACACTAAGTGTCGCATTTTATGGAAGTGAACCGATTGTAGCCGTTCTGAACAAGAACAAACTGTATAAGGACGGCAACCTGGTCTGGACAGCAACGGAGTCCACATTCCAGACAACGCACCCCTTGACGCTGATGGCTTTGCGAATCAACGGGGCAATGAATGAATATCTCACCGGCAAACTGTATTACTGCAAGCTGTGGGACAATGGCACGCTGATCCGCAACTACATCCCCTGCGTGGAACTGGCCACCGGGAAGGCTGGCCTTTACGATCTTGTGAACGGTACTTTCTCCGCCAGCGCAGGCAGCGGGGCCTTTATCTCCGGCCCCGTGGTGAACACCGGTATTTACGAAGAGCCGGAGATCACGTTCCTGGAGTACATCGAAAGCACAGGCGGGCAGTATGTGGATACCCGGTTTGCGCCGAATCAGGACACCAGAATCGTTTGCGATTTGGATGTTGCGTCGCAGAGTATATACCCGGCCTGTCTGTTGGGTGAGCAAAATTCAACACAGACTTCGAACCTGTTTTCTGTGTGGATTTGGACTGCGACCCGGTTTCGAACCGATTACGGTGCCAACACCAACAACACCAATCTGGACGCATCCACTATTGGCAGATATACCGTTGATAAAAACAAAAATGTTACCACCATCAACGGAGTCAGCGTCACATGTGCGGCGGAGACATGGAGCACCACATATCCCATTTATCTGTTTTCCAACAACTATAACCATACGCCGGATGATAACCTGGGGCGAAACCTCGTAGCGAAGATGTATTCTACCCAGATTTATGACGATGGAACGGCTATACGAGATTATTGGCCCGCCCGGACTTCCGACGGTGATGTGGGTCTTTATGACCAGGTGGACGGCCTCTTCTACCCGAATGTGGGTACCGGCGTGTTCCTAGCAGGCCCGGAAGTGGAGCAGACGCCGGCGGCTCCCACGGGGTTTGCCGCCAGCGTGGAGGGCGACAAAGTGACCCTCCGTTGGGATGCCAAGGACGAAGTGCTGGGATACCGGGTGTACCGGGACGGACTGCTGTTGGCGGACACCACGGCCACGGAGATCGAGGACACCGTAATGCCATTTGTGCGCACCACCTATTTTGTCACGGCCTACAACGATCTGGGCGAAGGCAAGGCGGCTTCTGTGGTTTTGTATGTGGTTCCGGAGATCCCGGTGCTGTATCTGGTGACCGACCGGACAGCGGAGGATGTGGCTGCAGGCAACGCCAAGGGCATCTACACGGCAACAGACCTCGCCCGGGTCAACACGGCCATGGACTATGTGCAGCGGCTGTTGACGGGAATGGGATATGCCTGCCCGGTGACGCTGGACACGGATTGGGCGGATGAGGAATGGGCCACACCGGCCACCATGGATCTTTATCTGCGGAATCTGGCCACCATCCGGGGTGTGCTGACCATGGCCGGAACCACACCGGCGGTACCGGAGGGCATGAGTGATTCCGAAACCGGCAAAAAGGACGGCCTGACCTACACCAAGGCCAACGACATCGAGCAGATCCTGGTGGATGTATACGACACCATTCTGCTGATCAAACAACAGGCGGTGCCCTGCGGCGCTGCGGAATGTGGAGGTGAATATCTGTGATTGACGGCATTATCAATGAATCTCAATCCAGCCGGCGCATCAAAGCGGCTCTGCCGGAAACCTACGAGGCTCTGGTGGCGCTGGCTGCTGCGGAGGGCATTCCTGCGGATGTGCTTTTCAGCGAGGAAGGGTGGCGGCAGCTGCCCACGCTGCTGAACAAGGCTAACCTGCTCTCTGACAACACGGAGGCCGCTATCTGGGGCAACGCTGCCAACCGCACGGTGGACGCGGCTCTGAAGATGCTGGCGGACGTGGCCTATGGCCGGGTGGCTTCCATTCAGCTGACAGTGCTAGACACTGACGGTGACCCGGTGCCGGATGTGACGGTGAAGCTGGATGCTGCTCCTGTGGTGGGCACGGATGCCCGAACGGACGAGAACGGCTATATCAAGCTGGACACGGACGGTGGCACCCACACGGTGTATCTGGTATATCCTATGGGATACACCGGGGAGACTTCCAGCCAAACCGTAGAAGTGTCCGGCACCCGCGTGCTGCAGGTAAAAGAGTTCGGCAAAAACTCCACCGTGAACTTCATTCTGACTGCGGCCAAGACTTTTTATATCGCCAGACATCTCTCTCCCGTGGAGTTCGATATCCGAGGCGGCGGCGGCAGCGGCGCTGTTATGACAAACGCTTCTGATTCAACCATAGTTTCTTCGTCCGTGTATTTGCGTGCACAGGGCGGCGCGGCAGGATACTCCAACTGTACCGGCTCTATTGATGTAGCGGGCAAGCTGATCCGTGTATACGTTGGTGCCGGAGGTGCTGCGCGGTATACTGGCGGTGTAGCGGGGAGTTCTCTCACTTCTTTCATGAGTAAACGAGTTCCACCCCAGTGCAAATGCACCGGGGTGGAACTTTTTATGCGCTATTAGCTTTGACAGTTACATTTGAGTTTATTGCAAAGCTATTTTAAAAAAACAGAATCAAATGATTTAACGTTTTTTACCGAATTCTATTTAGGGAGCGCAATCCAGAATCAGATCCTTGAATGCCACAGCATCGGGACCCAGGTTCTCAGCGAAATCATCATAGAATGCGTTCAGCTTATCAGAGATGGAATCCAGGTCGGAGATCTCACTGACATAAACACCGTCAGCCTTGAAATTCTCGATCAGGCCGGCGTCCATGTCCATAACCTGCTTGTTGTGATCGTC